AGTTGGGCTGGTCTAGTACAGGCAGCAAGTATTCTCGGTGATATGGCCTCAGTCTACTTTGTGTCGGTCGCAGGTATATTGGCAGCGTTTTTTGGAGCGCAGGCATGGTCAAACAGAGGTAATGGTAGATGAGTTTAGTCGGACAGCTAATCGGCCCAGTCACAGGTTTACTCGATAAGTTCATTGAAGACAAAGATCAGAAGAATGCTTTGGCCCATGAAATCGCAACCATGTCGGAGCGTCACGCGCAGGAAGCATTAAAAGGCCAGCTAGAAATCAACAAGATGGAAGCTGCACATAAGTCGTTATTTGTGGCTGGGTGGCGTCCCTGCATTGGATGGATCTCTGCGTTTGGTCTGCTTTACAACACCATCATTGTAAACATATTAGGCATTTGGGTAGATGTGCCAGAGGTGGATACTACGCTCCTAGTGCCCGTTATGATGGGTATGCTCGGATTGGGCGCTATGCGTTCTTACGAGAAGGTCAACTCCGTAGCACGGGAGAAGTAATGAGCAAGCTAGTCGAAATGATTAAGCGCCATGAGGGTGTTAAGTCAAAGGTTTACCTGTGCTCTGCTGGCTACGAAACGATAGGTGTTGGCAGAAACATCTCTGAGTCTGGCCTAGGGCTTTCTGATGACGAGATCGACTATCTTCTCAACAACGATATCAAGCGGGTTCGAGAGGAACTCCAAGAAACATATTTCTGGTTCGGTGGACTGAATGAGGCTAGGCGCGATGCGATGGTCGATATTTGTTTTAATCTTGGTCTTACCAAACTGCGCGGGTTTGTTAACGCTTTAACTGCCATGAGCAGGGAGCAGTTCGATGTGGCAGCAGATGAGTTTATGGATAGCAAGTGGGCGCAGCAAGTTGGCACAAGAGCTATCCGTGTTACTGAAATGATTAGATCTGGAGAATACATATAATGGCTAAAAGCACTCCGGGACTTAGCGCATCTAAAGGTTCTGCTCAGACTATTCCAAACAGAGGATTTGGCTCTTCACCTATGTTCAGGCCGCAGCCTAGACCTCCATTCGGGCAGTTTTACGGATCGGGTGCTACAAACTTTTATCGTCGGCCAAGCTACAGTTACGGAGTTCCTACAGGGTTAGGGGCTTTGCTCTCAGGGCAGCAATCTCCATTCGGTAGGATGGTTGATCCAGCAACAGGGTTCCCTCAAAGATCATTATACTCGACCCCAAGACCAGTTATGCCGCCCCCTCCGGGGCGTCCAGATTTTGGAAGAATCGGTCGAGGAAAAATTGGTATGGGAGGGGCAGGGACTGTTAGGCCGTTAGAGCAAGAGCCAGTGATGGATAGGCAACCACAGCCCGCGCAAATCGAGACACCTTCCCCTGTCCGAGATTT